AAACCCGACGACGATACTTTAAAGAGAATCGAGAACTCTTGGGCAATCAAAACTGCTGCTCAAATACATGGTCCAGTACAAGGCTCATATGCCGTTTATATTGACAGAGTAATGGTGACGGCTTCCGATTTGCTACGGAGACGCGACACGCTCTCTAGTGAGCTTCAGGAGGTGTATTTAGATGACCCTGAAAGACCGAGTGCGAGTAAGTGGACAAAAGAGGAAATCGAAAGTGCAGAAGCGGAGCAAGATAATGAAGAACCTTCACTCCCTTTCTAATGAAAGAACCTAGAGATATTGTTATGGAGGATTTTAGTGGGTTTAATGGTTACGCAATCAACCCACACCTCTACACAAAAGAGGAATGTAGGTATGCGATGGAAAATGCTATAAGAGCAGCAGGACCACTAGACCATGAGCCTTACGACGCTTACTTTAATAGGGTAAAGCGGTACGCAAGCGAGATATTAATTAAGTTAAAAGAATTACAAAATGAATAAAGACACATTATGCATACATCCAACAGCAGGAAATAAAAGAACAGATTCAAATGTGTGTGACATAACTATTGAAGTCCACTTAGAAGCAGATTATTCAGACATAGAAGAATTTTGTATGTCATGGAATGGAGGAGGTCCAGGAGAAACTAAACTAGATAATTTAACTAAATTAATCTCAAAAAGAATAAAATGAATAAAGTAACTATGTCGGTATGGATTCGTATAAATTTCGGAACACACGCCAAACTAAACGAAGAACTGGGGTTAGGGAAAAACACTATAAACAGGTGGTTCAATTCCGATCCAAAGAAATTCTTTCAACACCTACCTAAATTGTCTGAACTAGGGAAAACTCCTGTAGACCAAATGGTAGAAATGATTGAGCAAAGAATCGTAGATGTCGATGCCCTTAGAAGTCTGTAGGCTTTCTATAACGGAGCTTAAAAAACTAAGGAGGCAACTACTATTTCTGTACGTAAATAATAGTCCGAGTTGGAAACGCAGAGCAATAAAAAAGAAATTTGATTTGATTTCTATGGAATTAAACCATAGATTGAACACAAAAATATACAGATTATAATGGGTCGAGATTTCAAAGGGGTGTTTATTCCAGCAAGTTTATATTTAGACACCTCCATCTCCTGGACGCAAAAGATTATTATGGTAGAAATAGACTCGTTTACTAAAAATGGTTTAGACTGTTTCGTATCGAATCTACACCTCTCTAAATTATTAGGACTTTCTGAGTCTGGAGTAGAGAAATCTATAAAGGGTTTAGTAGACAAAAACCTAGTTGTTAGAAAGATCACGAAAAAGGCAGGGGGGAGTCATAGGACTCTAAAGCTCACCCATACTTTACTGAGGGTGACACCCGTAGTTAAGTGCGAGTCCCACCCACCTTTGAGTGTGGGTGACACCCATACTTCAGTACGACCTACTATAACCAATACTACTATAACCAATAATACCTATAAGAAGGGTAAACCTTCCTCTCTCAAGGAGTGTGTAGAATACTTTGAAAAACTAGGTTCTAATTTGGAAGAAGCAGAAAAGTTTGTAGATTGGTACGACTCCGTAGGATGGAAAGTCAAAGGAGGTAATTTGATTAAAGACTGGAAGGCTTGCGCCCGACAATGGAAAAGAAGAAATAAACAAAACACACATGGAAAAAAAGGATTTAACTCAGATAACTTCTCACCTGAAGGTATCAACGATTTCGTTAATAACGGATAACAGAATAAATTTCACCCCACAAGAGGCGTGGCAAGATGGAACGAATATAAGAACAGCCGTAAAGCATAATCCTGCTGTAGTGCGTGGATGGATTCTTGCGGAGGTAGGAAGGTTAGTAAAAGAAGTGGACGCGAACAAAACCCTCTCAACGGATGAGGAGCTACAATTTTGTTGTAGGAGCATTTTAGACGATCACCCTACTTTGAAACTGGAAGAACTCAGAACGTGTTTCAATATGATTCGGCAAGGGAAGTTCGGTAAACTATTTGAACGCCTGAAGACAGCAGAGATTTTAGAATGTCTCAGGAAATACGAAGGGGAGGTACGTGTAGAGATTATGGAACGTATACACAGAGAAGAAAAAGGTGAGCAGTTCAAACCCATAGAAAGAGATTCCAATGCTCAAAACCTTTCGGAGCTTTTAAAGGATGTCCTGGACGAACCGAAGGAAGACCATACTTTCGATAGGATAGGGGCAAGATTAAAGAAACGTAACGAGTAATTTGTATGTGAGATTTCATTATACTACTTTAGCCTCTGAGTTATAGACGACTCATTGTGTATTTTGTTTAGAGGGAGGGGGTTAATCACCCCTCCTTTTTTACTATATTGCCAAATGCGTAAGAAGGAAATAAAAAAACTAGACCAAGCATTAAGTAAATATGTACGAAAGAGCAATGCCGACTCCGAAGGTTTTATAACCTGTTTTACTTGCGGAGTAAAAAAGGATTGGAAATATGAAACCGATTGCGGTCATTTCCAAAGTCGTTCTAAGTATAGCACAAGATGGTTATATGAACCTGAAAAGGGATTGGTTAATGTTATGCCCCAATGTAAAAAATGCAACGGCTTTCGTGGGGGTGAGCAACACCTTTTCGCTTTGCATTTAAACGCAAAATTCGGAGAAGGAACAGCCGAGAGGATTCTTATTCTCTCAAATCAATCTCGCAAGTTCTCTACTCAAGAAATTATAGAAATGCGAGAGTCCTTTACGGAAAAGTACAACGACCTTGGAGTGCATAAATAAATTCTTTGAGGAAAATTACGACTACTTAATTGGGGTCGCAACTGGAAGGGTAGGAAATCACGCAGGAGATTTAGTAAACGATTTATATTTAGAGTACCTAGACAACCCAGATCGTTTCAATGAGATATGTGAACGAGGTGAGTTAATGAAATATATATGCAGAACTTTAGCGATATGTAGCTTTAGTAAAACAACAAGATTCTATTACAAATACAAGAAAGAAAACACAAAACTAGCTCGATACTTTCCCTTAGTCCTTTTGCGTAACGAAGACCAATATGTTGATAATGAGGTAGATGTTAATGTAGCAATTGATAAAGTAAGTTGTATCTTGCAAGAGTTACCCTGGTTCGATAGGGAGGTATTTAAAATATACCACCAAAATAACCACTCATTAAAAACACTAAGCGATGTCACCAAAATCTCCAAAAGCACCCTCCACACCTCCCTCAAAAAAACGGAAGACTTCCTCGAAGAAAACTCCGAAAGGGTTAGGAGACTCTATAGAGAAATTTACCGAGAAGACAGGAATAAAGAAATTAGCTGAAGCTATCGTAGGAGAGGATTGTGGATGTGGAGAAAGGCAGGAAGCCTTAAACCGATTATTTCCTTACGCACAACCTATGACTCCAGAGGACAAAAAGCTCTACGAGGATAACCTGAAAGGAATAACGAGTAATATCACCCGACAACAGCAAGATATTTTAAGAGGGATTTATAAGAACGTATTTAGTAAAAAGCTACGACCTTCCTCTTGTGGGTCTTGCGTAGCAGCACACCTAAAGAAACTAAAGAAATCATACGAAGCAGTATGCGATGAGTAAATAAACAAAAACAAAACACACAATGACACATGGATCACTATTTAGTGGAATCGGAGGCTTTGATTTGGCTTCCGAATGGATGGGATGGGAAAACGTATTCCACTGCGAGTACGACCCCTTCTGTCAAAAAGTATTAAAACACCATTTCCCAAACTCAAAATTATATGAAGACATCAAAACCTTTGACGCGACAAGTTACCTTGGACGAATTGATATCCTTACAGGAGGATTCCCCTGCCAACCCTTTAGCGCAGCAGGAAAAAGACTTGGAACGGAAGATGACAGACACCTCTGGCCTGAAATGTTGCGAATCATTCGGGAGGTTAAACCCAGGTATATCGTGGGCGAGAACGTTCGCGGAATTGTTAGTTGGTCAGGGGGATTGGTATTCGAAGAAGTGTGCGCTAACTTGGAAACTGAAGGCTACGAAGTCACACCGTATCTACTTCCAGCTTGCGGTAAAAACGCACCGCACCGAAGGGATAGAATATGGTTTGTTGCTCAAAACTCCGACAAAAATGGACGGAGAAGTTTCAAGCGGAAAGAAGAACCCAACGTCAGGGGATTCGGGAACATTGGCACAAGAGATAATGTCAGAGTACCCACCAACGATGCAGAAGTTGGGACTACTCCCCACACCGACAGTCAGCGACCAGAACGCCGGGAGGAGAGGAGACGCTCCGAGGGAGGGACACAACCCAATGACCAACAGCTTAAAGGACGCGATGAACTACCAAGAGAAAACTTCGAAATGTTCCCGTCTCAACCCCCTATTTGTGGAGGAGATGATGGGCTTCCCAAAGAACTGGACGGCATTACCTTTTCAAAGTGGAGAAAAGAAAGCATTAAAGCCTATGGAAACGCAATAGTCCCCCAAGTAGCACACGAGATTTTTAAAGCTATTCAAAAAATGGAAGACTTAGAGATACAAGAGGATTTAGAGTTAGACATACTAACACAAGCTCACTAATGAAATTCCTAGGACCAGCCGTATTAGACGGTTATAGTAGAAGAAAAGACAGAACGGTAAGTATGCGTTTTATTACGCAGGAGAAATCTTCCTCTGAGATTATGCAGATAGATAGCATGACCGACCAATTTGGAATCCTATACTTCAGAGGACAGGAGGATATGAACCACGAAGAGATTAAAGAACTCGATAGTATAGACCTCGATCTTTACGACGAACCCAAGTCACAGTCTAAGCGACTCAGGAATGTTTTATATATAATATGGAAGCAGGAAGGAGAACTGGGTGACTTTAAGAAATACTATAAGCAAAAGACCGAGGAGGTGATACAACACTTTAAAGACAAAATACATGAATGAAGATACAGATACGTACAGAGTGCTATCTTATTTGAAGATATACAAGAGTATTACTATGAGGTACGCAAAAGAGAAATTAAACAACCACTACTTAACAAACTCTATAGCAAATATAAAAAAGTTAGGATATGAAATTGAGTCTGAAAAAGTACGTGTAAGAGGTGAAGGAGGTGTAATGTATAGAACAACTGAATATAAGTTAATTGAAAAAGGAGGTGAGCAATTAAGTTTACTAGATGCGATTTAAAACATAATTGCCTGTTAAATACAGGA